ATTGCACTCGCTGATACTTTTGCGGTCTCGACCAGATCTTCGTACCTGGCTGAACCTGCTTCAATGGATTTCTTTAGCAGATTCATCTTTGCCCGTTTATTACCATACTTGCAGTCTTCACCAATCCCATATATTGGATTCTTAATTGACAAGTTAATCAAATTAACTCACAATAAAGACATCCCTTGGCTATGGGAACATGTTGAAGTACACAATTATGAGATTGATTATCCTAACTTATCACTTAGATTGAATGATCCTGTTAAAGAGTCATTGCCCTTTCGTAAGAAGGGGCAGGCAAATACTGCCCCGGTTATTGGACAACAATGCAGCAATACCGGCGAGAACTCAACAAAATCAAGCAGCGGGAATCGAAAAGAGACTGATGGCAGTAGTGCCGCTAGTACACCCAGCACTACTACCACCCCCACTAACAAGGGAGGAGCTGAGAAGAAGTATGTTGCCCCGCCATTTCGTGGCGGTGCAAGACCATCCAATATTAGGAATACCAAGAGAATACCTCAAACCACTAAAGGAACAAAGCCTAGAATGGAGAGAGGAGTTTCAAAGGATAACCATGATGTTGGATGTTCAAAGCCAAAAAATGCCGTTGGCGCCTCAGCATCTGCCACCACTGGATTTGAACAAAAACAGTGTGGAGATAATAAAACTGGTACCGGACAACTTCGGAAAGAACTCACCCCAGACGATCTTAAGACAGCATCTAGAAGCGTCTTTCGAAAACTCTTCGGACCAGTTTGGAAACAGGAATACCATCGAACACACCCTGATTCCAAAATACTTGAAGATAGACCAGGCAGTCCGGATGTTCCTGCAACTACCGGAAAACAACTGGCTCGTCCCAACCGAACCCATTCCGTTCGAGGAATGGGTAAAACGGTTCAAGGACTCAAGGCAAGTGGAACTAGCACACGCCCGCAACCAAGTGGCGGAAGAAGGAATTTTGGGAAAGGACGCAGTCCTAAAAAGTTTCATAAAAATCGAGCCGTCAACAACGGCAACGGACCCAAGAAACATCAGTCCAAGAACTGATAAATTCCTTTCAATACTAGGACCTTACGTCTCTGCTATTGAAAAACTAGCTAAAGGATGCCCCTATCTGGTAAAAGGATTGACCCCTCAACAACGTGGTCCCCTTATGGCAGGTAGTTGGCTTGATTCTATCATTGAAACTGACTTCAGTCGATTTGACATGACTGTGTCACGTGACATTATTGTTCACGTTGAACGTGCTCTCTTCAGAGCCGCGTTCCCTGCAGGTTTGTACCCTGACCTAGATATAATACTACCTATGTTGGAGACCATTACTGGTTTTACCGACTTGGGCGTTGCTTATGAAATCGACGGTACAAGGGCCTCAGGTGATGCTCACAC